ACATTATGAGAATTAGACCCATTTCTATGTCCTGATTTAACCCACTCTGTAGCTACTTTTTTAACTCTTTCAAGTAGTTGGAATGGTGATTCTGTTCTCATTATAGAACCTTCAGGTGCTTTTTGTGGTATACTAATTACTGCTGTATCATGTGGTCTGAAATATTCGTCTTCAACTAGTTCTGGGTGATTATCTTTAAGATATGTATAAATTGCTTCATTTTTACCAACCCTAACTCTTCTAATGTAGTAGTCATTATGCCAAGCATGTATACCGGAACTAGTACCTAATGTCAATGATGTAGTACCTGCTGGTTTAACTGTTGTACATCTTGCTGATTGGTTTATTCCTATTAGTTTTGCTACTCTTGTATTTTCTCTTTTTACTAAACTAGCTGCTTTTGGCATATCATAATTTAAAACTTTACCAGAACCAATACCTGTCATTGAAACCCCAATTAATGCGTCTTTTTCGGTTGTTTCTTGCCATTTTTCTCTTAGATAATGAAAAGATGTATATCCAGCTTGTAGTGTCCCTATAAATGCTGCAACCTTTACTCGTTCGTTTAAATCTTCTTGTGATTCGATATTTGATACGTTCACTTCACATAAGTTACAAAACTGATTAGGTCTTAAGGCAATTTCACAACATGGGTTTGTTCCCCAGTCTTTATCATTGTTCAGATAGATACCAGGTTCTCCAGCTCCAGACAACTCAACACGTTTCCATAAATCCATAAAAAATTCTTTAGTAATTTTGTGTCTCATTAAACATGCTGAATTATTAGCTCTACCTCGTTGTGGGTTTAACTCCCACCAATTTCCAGCTTTACAACCAATCATTTGTTCATCATCAGCACTAAATAACGATATAAGTGCTGCACGACGAATACCACCAGCCAATACGGCGTCAGCGATATGACATACGATATCGTGTACTTCAATCGTTGTAAGTTGTTCTCCATTTTCTTTTTGGTTTAGTAGACCTTCAATTTTTACCAAACATTCTTTTAATGGTTGTGGTCCAGGTGCTTTTCCTCCTGATGTTATTAATCTAGCCCCTTTTGGTCTAATGTCTGAATAATCGAACTCTACTCTACTTCCACCACCATTCATATAAGTTTTCATAAGAACTTTTATAGAATCAGCCCATCCTTCAATTGAGTCACCAATTAAAAATCTTTTCTTTCTCTTTTGGTATGGTTTTTGTATTACTGGTAATTTAGCGACGTGGTGTCTCTGAACTGAGTACCCAACACCTGTACCACCTAATAACAAAAACATTGTTTCACTAAAAGAATCTATATGGTCTATAGGTAGATACGCACAATTATAGATTCTGTTTGGTGATATTTCTATTGGTTTACCACCAAATTGCATACTCCTCATAGATGGTAATACTTTTTTACTATAAACTAAATTATATTTTTCTTCAATCTCATCCTTTAGTTGTGGGTATTTTTTTTGATGCATTTCTTTATTACGTGTTACTAATTCTTCCCACGACTCTCTTCTATTCACTTCTGGTAGATACTTAGCGTACTTCATGTAGACAGTAATATCCGACAGAATCTTATTTGATACTTCCATATTTTTGCTTTTTATTAATTATTTTTATTTATTACTTGTTCTCTTCTTTGTAGAGCTCGAGTTACTCTCTCTCTATTTCTATTGGTTTTTTCTTCTTCAAAACCTAAGAACGTTTGGGTTGTTTCTGTATTTATTTCTAGTGTTCCGTTGTCAAATTTACAATTTTCAAAAATTACACCGTCTTTACCTAATCTAGATTTAACAACAGCTATTGTAGCTAAACCAAGTTCTTTTTGTTGTAACGTTTTAGCTACAGATATAATAACGTGACCAACTTGTGCTTTTTTAATTGACCCACCCATCATGTCTGTGGTTACAACTTCAGAACTTATAGAGGTTCTGTTTCCTTGAGTTGCTGTCCATCCTGCTATATCTAACTCATGACACATACCTTCAAATTTTCTCATAACTGAACCTTCACCTTTCCATTCATCATTAAATGCACGGTCTGGTAATATACAATCGATATAATCAATTAGAACCATATCAATTTTTGTACCTTCTGATATAATCTTTCTTACTTGATTTTTAATTTGTAACATACTCATCTCATCAGATGGTAGTTTTTTTAGTATTAGTTTGCCACCTGTTTTTTTCATTTCATCAGCTTTATCCAATACAGTTTCTTTATGGTCACTTAATTTATCGTTTGGTATTCCGGTCCAACAGGTGAAATGTTTTCTTTGTATTATTTTAGGGTTGTCCTCAAAAAATATTTGTAGTACGTTATATCCCATGTTAAATGCTGTGTTAGCAAATCTAGTTAACATAGTTGTTTTACCAACACCTGTAGGTGCGAGAATAACACCGATTTCTCCTTTAGCTAATCCACCATTTAATATATTGTCTAAACCATCAACACCTGTAGGTACTGGGTGCCTATAATCTTCCTCTAATAATTTTTCTAATTCTGTAAAAATTTCAAAACTACCTTGGTCTCCATCACCTATCTTAATAGCATCACGAATTAGTTCCTCACATTTATCATAACTTTCAAAGTCACCTTTTTCCATTATACTCTCCACTTTCCTAATAGCTTTTTTAAGTTCTTGTTGTTTACAGAAATTTAAAGCTTTCTCTTTAATAAAGAGGTGGTCTTCAAATGAAGCATCTTTAACTTCTTTCAACATATCAAAAATATTTTTTCTTGCCATTTCGGAAGAAATTTCTATTCTTGTTAATTGGTCTAGGGCTTCAAATGACGGTGAGACTTGGTATTTTTCATAGTACTCTTTAATTAATTGCATAATTAATCTAAAGTACTGGTTGTCAAAATATTTTGCTGTAATAGCATCTATTATTGATTGAAAAAAAGTGTTATCGGTTACTATAAGGTTAATTAGTTTGAGTTGGAAATTATATCCTAGGTAACCGAAGTTTTTATTGTCTGTCATATTATTTTGTTATTGTAATAAATACTAGATTAGTTAACGATTAAGTTATAATCTTGGTAGTGTGTTGTAACTTTTTTTTGTGATAGTACTAATGTAAGTTCTCTTAGTATAGAAGATATTTGTGGTCTTATGTCTACGGTAAACCTAACTTTTGGGGGGTAGATACTGGCAGGTGTAATTGTGTCGTAAAATACCTTGTTTCCTTTCTTTAAAGTTATTGTAAAATACTCGTCTTCTTGGGCTTCGTCTATAGTGTTTTCTTTATAGTTACTTTCTAATAAATATAAAGTTTTAAGCTTTAATCTCTCAACAATACCATCTACAATATCTCTTATCACGTAGTGTATGTCTATTGATTGTGTTGCTCTATCATTAAAGTTTCTTACCGAAAAGAATCTTTGGCAAACTATGTTATTACCTAATTTTAATACGAATTCGCATTTTTGTGTGTTTTCTACTCTTTGTTTAATTTTACTCATGTCTTTTATTTTTATAAAAATCTTTTTCTATTCTTGTTAATCTTAAAAATGGTCTTACGAAATCTACCCAAGAATCATCTTTCTTAGGTAAAATATTAAGAATTCCATCTGACATCATCAAGTCTAAGGCATTTTTCCAGTGTCTTCCTTCTGGGTCTATAGCTTCTTTTGATAAGTCGTTTATTCCGTTTACGGCTTCTTTAGTTAGAAATTGTTCCCCAACCCCTATAATGGTGTAGTTTGTTTCTAATATCGAACCTTTATGGTTAATATTAAGTGTTTTTTGGGTTACTTCTTCTAATATATTTTGTTCTTTTTTATTAATTTTATCTTTGGATTTTATAGTTTCTATTATCTCTTGTAAAGATACTTTTTTTTCTAGTATTTCGGGTTTTATTTTTACTAAAGATTTTACCCCAACCATTTTTATACCATATATGTTATCAGAAGAATCACCACATATAGTTTTAACAACTCTAACATTACTTGACGGTATATTAACTCCGTTTAATGGTACTTTGTCACCATCTTTAAATAATTTGTTTAATGAAATTATATGTACTGACACATTTTTGGATATTAGTTGTAACAAGTCTCTATCCGATGTTAGGACAATAATTTCTTCTTTAGTTGTTTTTTTACAATAGTGTGCTATGCAGTCATCTGCTTCACACCATTTAAAAGTTGCTTGTCTAACATAAAGTTCTTCTAGGTATTCTTGTACACGTAATTTTTGCCTGCCGTATGATTGTAAATCACCTTCAGACTTAGGTTTTATTCTTCTATTTAATTTATAATCTGGGTATAGTTCTAGTCTGGGTTTGGTGTTTTGTTCACCATCCCAACAAACAACTATTTTAGTAAGTAGATATGTATCTATTAGTTTTCTTAAGGTATTAAGAAAATGGTACAGGCCACCTATATGGTCTGTACCATTATACATATTTTTTATACCATGAAAACCAGTATTTAATAAGGAATTTCCGTCAACTAATAATGTTCTTGTCAAAACACACTTTTAAAAGGTTAAACAATTTTTTTACTTTACTATTTCTAATAATTCTATCTCAAAACTTAAATCTTCACCAGCTAAAGGATGGTTCATATCTAAATTTACACTTTCCTCATCAATTTTAACTACTTGTCCTTGTACTGGCCTTCCTTTATTGTCTTGTCCTTGGATGAACCCGTTTAATTCGTATTTTAAAGTTTCTGGGAATTCAGTTTTTTTAACCGTTATTACGGCCTCACTAATATAATTTCCGTAAGCTTCCTCAGCTTTAACATCTACTTTAGTTGTCGAACCAACTTCTAGATTTTTAACCGCGTCGTTAAATCCTTTTAATAATTGTCCATCATCAATTGTAAATTCTAACCCTTCACCCTTATCTCTAGAATTGTCAAATTGTGAACCATCTTTTAAAGTACCTACATAATGTACTTTTACTTTATCTCCTGTTTTTATTTTAGTCATTTTCTTTTTCTATTTTTAAATCGAAATCACCACCAACACCCAGTTGTTCTGACCAAAAGGTGGCGTATTCTTGTTTATATGATTCTATTGATTTTTTTTCTTCTGTTGATTCTCTCCCAGCTAAGAACCCATGTGGGCTAATTAATATTTTACCATCTTCATAACCTAAACCGTTAACATGGTTTTTCATAATTGTTATTTTAGTTCTTGTGGCAAATTTTACTTTTCTTTTTTCTCTAACTGCTGAAATGTTTGTCGTTCCAGCATTTTTTTGATTTCCAAACCTAAAAACTAAAGTAGAGTTTAACCATAAAGATTCACCACCTTTAGCTTTTATTTTAGGTTGCCCAAATGGGTTATCTGGTAGTTCTACCCATGGTTGGTTAACAACCACTAGAGTGTTAGTATATTTAGAGTCTTGTCTTCTGGATTTACCAATTCTTTGATTTAGTCCCATACCTATTTTGTCGGCTAATGTAGCTGCATTATGCATCTTACCACCCTTACCATCAAAAGTCATTTTACAAGGTACTGAACCAACAGAATCCCATAAAAATAACAAATCGTACTCTAATTCACCTTTTTCTTGAGCGTCTAATAATTCATTAACGTAATCAGTTATTTGTTCAATGTATTGAAAGTCGTTGTTGAATAAGAAAAACCCATCCCAATCTATTTCACCAGTAGTTGTATCTACAACTTGTTCACAGTCAAAACCTAAAAGTTTAGCGTGTTCAAACCCCCACTTTTGTTCTGTTATAATTAATACTGGTAAAATACCCTTACTTTGTGCATCAACCGCTGATTTAATTAAAGCTGTAGTTTTTCCAGTGTCAGAATGACCAAGAAACATTTGTAAATGTCCCATAGCTGGTCCTGGTAATCCAGTAGCATCAAGGAAAGCTTCCCCTAAATCAAAAAATCTTTCTGGTTTAAAGTTAGCTTTCTTTGAGAATTTACTTTTTAGGTCCGCAAATGTCCTTTTTTTCAATGCCATATCTACTTATTAAAATGGTAAATCTTCGGATTGTGGGTCATTTGCTTGTGGGTCTGTAGAACCTAATGTTGTTGTGTTTGTTGAATTACTAACACTATTAGGGTCGTCGTAAACATACTTCTTAAGTTCCGAGTCCCAAACTGGCTCTAGTCCTTTTGAAATAGCTTCTAGGTATTCTACTGGTTTTTGTGAGTATACGTCTTTCCAAGTTCTTTCGTCTTCAGTCCACTCTTTTGTTTTAGCTTGGTCTTCAGATAATTTACCTGGGTCTTCGTACATAACTGAAGATACTGTTGTATATTCACCTCTTCCACCTGGTAATGGAAGGGTTTGGAGTATTAGGATTAGGTCTCGTCCTTCATTCGCGTCGGTCACATCTCCTTTATTTCTCCAAATAGGTATAATCTTATCTATTGGTCCATTTCCTTTCCAGTTGTGTTTAAATCTCCAGAATTTAACACCGTCTTCTTCATTGTCTCTATCTACAACTTTTACTATGTAAAATTTTTGTGAACGATAAGAACGTGCTAATTCTTTTGATTGTGCATCACCAGCTAATCTTAAAGCTTCTTCAACTTCATTTAATGGACTTCTTTCACCTGATGGTTTTCCCTCTGAATTTTTACCCGGGTCATAAAGTTTTTGCCATCTTCCTTGAACTTGTATATTGTGGAAAAATACTTCTTTAAAGGGTGACGTACCGTCTGTTGTTGGTACTATTCTGATTCTTTTTTCTCCTTGTTTTGTTCCTTTTGGTAACATTATAGAAAGGTATTGTTTCATTCTTTCTTCTGATGTCATTTGTGGTTTTGTGGAACCGCCACTTTGTTTGTTTTTCTCGTATTGAGCTAAAACCGCGTCTAAACTATTACTCATGAATTTTCTTTTTAAATATTATTAATTAATAAACATATGTATAAATATACACATAGTTTATTGGTATGTCAAATAAATATTTAAGGTATTTTTAGTCGTCGTTTTCCTCGTCTGGGTCTCCGAAACTTTTTTGGATGTCTACGTCACTATAGTCTTCTACTTCGTCTTTGGTTAAAATATATTGTTTTTTACCTGTTTTGTCAAAAACTTCTTCTTTGTCGGTAAAAAAGTCACTTAGTGTTCTGTTGTATGGTCCACTATCGTGTTTTCTTAAACCAATTTGTTCTTGTGGTGTTCTAGGTCGATATTCTTCAAGTTTATCTTCTAAACTACTAATTTTGGTTGCTACATCTTCCATAGAGGATAGTTGCGTTTCTAAATCAGAAAGTTTTGTCATTAAATCATCTAGACTTTCTGTGTTCTTAGATAAAATATCTTTTTGGTCTGAAAGTTCAGTATTTGTCTCATCTTGTTTACTTACTAAATCAGTAACCTCAAGTTCAGTTGTATCACCACCTCCAGTATCTAAATCCATGTCTAGGTCATCCTCAATACCACCATCTTCGGTTTCAACATCCACATCTAATTCTTCACCACCTAACTCTTCATCACCTAACTCTTCATCACCTAACTCTTCATCACCTAACTCTTCATCTGGGACTTCTTGTTCACCAATCTCTTGTTGAGTTTTGAATTTCTTTAGTCTGTCTGAACTTCCTTGTTGGTGTTCAAACCCCGAACCTACATCGGCCATACCATCTCCCAATGAATTAATTTTTTGTTCATTCAAATTATCCATATTATGGTTAATCTCATTAAACCTACTAAGTTCTTTTAGTATAGATTTTTCTATTTCTTTAGCCATTTAATAATTGTTTTACTTGTCCTGAAGGAGATTCTACTTGTACTTTTCGATTAACTCTTATACTATTTTCTACTCTTTCTATCAAACCATCCCTACTTTTAATAGTATAACAAATTCCAGTATCTAAATCACAAACTTGTTGTCCTTCAGCACTTTGACCATTTTCAACAATGTTATCTGTTTTCTTACCTAAGAAATTTCCTAATTTTTGTCTAAGTTGTTCTGTTATCATAATATTTGGTATACCTATAAATATACGTAAATTCATTAATAGTCAATATTATTACTTATTGACGTGTCCTGGGTAAAAATTCTGCTGGGTTTAAATAATGTTCTATTATTTTACCTTGTTGTTTCACACCCCTTTTTATTTCAAAATGTACGTGTGTGTCTTTTGATAGTCCACTATTTCCCATTTTACCCAACACTTTATTACCCATTCCAGGACCTACAAACCCTCTTTGTATTGAGTCGTTTAAATTTACTGTTATCCCTTCTCTTAGAAAAGCGTACCGTGTCAAATAATAAGCCGTACCTTCTTCATCTGGGTCTACATTTATATTTGTTTTAATTTCAACATGATTACCGTATTTGGAACATCCGTCACTTTCTTGTAATGGTTTACACCCATCAACTACTTTGGTTACCACACCATAGACTGATGGGTAAATGTCTATACCACCATTTTCACTATTAGCATTTACAGAGTTATCTGATGTTGGGCAAATATCCACACCTAAGTGTCGTTTTTCTGGGTCCTCATTTGGTGTAACGATGAATGTACCGGCACTTAAAGTAACATCTACCCATGTAACATTGTCATCATTTAGTGGTGGTGTTTGATATGTTACCCCTGTAGCTATATAGTCATTTTGAGTTACTGCTAATTTCTTTTGACTTTCAGTAGCGCTTAAACCATCGTAATACAAATCTATAGGTATTTTATCTAGTCTGTCTTCTGCTTTTTCATATAATTTAACATTAACTCTTTGTACCAAATCACTTATGGCTGGAAGAGATGGTCTAGGTACTCTTACACCCTCAAAAGTTGTTTCTATAGTATTAGGTCTAATTTCGTGTTCAACATTAATAATTAAATACGGCCCATTAAACATTGGTAGGTATCTTAGTTGGAAATATTGGGTTGGTTGTATTGTTACATTTCCAACACAGGTTATTCTTGCTGTATAAGACCTACTAGCGTATACGTTAAATAGTGATGCGGAAGCTGGTGAGGTAGCATTTCCACCACCTGAATCCGCCATACTCTGTAGTACCTTAAAACTCTCAGATGTGTTTTGAAACTGAGATTGGTCTAACGTTATTGATTCAAATATATTTTGATTTGGTATTCCAAAATCTACGTTGAATCCCATAACTTTATTAGATTGTTCTTTATTACCACATTCTTGGGTTACCAGTGGTGAGTTAGGTGAGTTGTAGTTAAATGAATCACCATTATATCCATTGTTTGGTGTTTTAACATTTAGTTGTGATGACGGTTTACCAACATATTGACATAGAAAAGCTGGTGAAGAGTCTATATAGTCTACAGTTTTAAAAGTACCAAACATTGCATTTCCTTGAGCTTGTGTGTCCGTCCCCTTCTTTTCAATATTAAAAAAGTTTATATATGAAGGTAGTGGTATAAAATTAAAATAGTTGTTAGCTAATATAATACTTAGGTAACTAGACACACTTTGTGTTAAAGTTTTAGAGTTAGTATCTGTAAATGGTGAATCTAGTTGTAGTATGTCCCATATATTAATTATTGCCTGGTCACCTATATCTTGATTGGCCCTATCTAAAAATAAAAATTTTTCAAATAGGGTTTGGTCTGTTAGGTTTGTTCCTGAAACCCATCTATCATTTATTGTTTTAAACTGATTGTATAGTTCTAATTTTATATCGTCTGATTTAACTTCTGGTCTATCATCAGTTACAACATTTATTGTTGTGTTATCAGTTTCTAAATTTTGTTTTATGTTCTTTTTAAGTTCTTCTAATAAATTAGAAATGTATAATTCTTGGGTACTTTGTGTAGAATCTATCTGGGTGATGAATTTATTTAAAAATTCGTTTGCTTGTGTAGGACCATATTGATTACAGTGTGTAGCGTATAGTTTAATAAAAGGTGCAAAATCAACTATATTAGCCACACTAAATTCCATACCATCTGCTGAATTGGGTTTATTTATAGTTGTAAAAAATTTGTATATTGGGTTGGTGTCATCAGCTGGTACTAAATTGTTAAATTGTGTGATAGTCCCACTATAGAATTCACCAACTTCTAATCTTATTGTTTGATATTCTATTGGGTTACCGATAAAAAAGTTTCCTGAGGTTGGTATTTGTAGTCCATTAGCATAACTACCATATAATTCTGTTAGGTTTTCATATGGAGATTCACCATTTGATGTGTCGCTAGTAAAATCATACTGCCACAAATTATTGTTGATGGAGTGTATTGTTTGTAATTTTTCTAATAGTGTTTGATTGTTCACAACTAAATCTAGATTGGTGGTACTTCTGTGAATATATTCTACTTTTTTATTTAAGAATTGAAACATTGTTGTGTTGAATTTTAACATTTGTGCTTCTGCTAATTCTTTACTGTTAGGTATTATGGACATGGATGATAGGTCTCCAACCATACTAACCCAACTATCTTCCACAACAACCAATTCTCTAATTAATTCTTTTAAAGAACCACCTAGAGCACTAGACCCTCCTGGTGTTGAAAAAGTTAGAAATTCTTGTTCAAAAGCATCTAATTGTTCTTTATTAAACACACCTCTAAGAACCTCAATAGTGTCATATATAGATTCTTCACTAAAACTCCAATCTTCTTGTTCGTTTTGTTCTGGATTAATATTTTTAAAGTACTGACTAGCCGTTGATTTGTAATTTACTTTGTGTTCAAAATAACCATAGTTAGATGCTCCCCATAAAATTCTACTAGCTCCATTATGTAAAGCTGGATTACCGTATGTTGGTGTTTCGTATGTACTTGCGTCTGTTTGATTTAATCCACCTGAAGAAGGGAAAAGTATTGTATACCCTCCTGGGTCTGGTGAATTTGCGGTCGTAACACCTAAGGCTGGTACCGTTATACTTGATGACCTTAGATAAACACTATAAAATTTTACATCAACATTATCAAATGATTTATAGTTAATGTCACTGTTAGGTTCTATTGTTAAAGGTGCGTTACCCGCAGAATCTAAAAGATTATTTAATAGTTGTCCAACACCAATATTGTTATAACTAGTACTATTAGTAGCAATAAAATTAATGGTATCTATTAGTTTTGGGTAAACACCCACTTGCATTATAGTGTTAGCAACAGTATTATCGTGACTTACATATGGGTATGGTCCAGAAGATGTGACACCATCATTACTCGCGACAAATGTATAATAATTAGTTGTATTTAATGGGGTTTCATAAATACTACTTGGTCCAGTATACCCTATTTGGCCCACCACACCTACATCACCCCATATAGAGTTTAAAGGGTCAACTTGTGTTTGTACTTCTGTTTTATACCTCCACCACACAGAACCAATCCTTAACATAAATGCTATTGGTAGATTGTGTATCGCAGGCATTTGATTAAACATTTGTGATATGTAGTTACCAAATTCATGATTATCACCTTCTTTATATAAGGCTTTTTCCCGTAATGTCGGTACTGGTAATGAGTTTAAAAATAAGTATGCTGCTTGTGTATACGCGTTAAATGTACCTGCCTTTTCAGCCTCGGCACCAGCGGTTAATGCGTTCATAAAGTAAGGTGTGTTTAACATAGATGTTAATCTTACCGCAGCTAATTCTGTATTGGTTCCACCCCCTGGTATAGTTGCTACTGTTGGTGAACCGTGTATTTCACCTTCTGTTATAAATTTATGTGCTGCGAATGATTCATACGATTCATTTGCCGTAGTTAGTGTGTTTAACGCATTTGAATTATTTTTTCTTTCTATTAGTTTTTCTTGGTCTTCGTCTACAAACTTGGAGGTTAGGTACTTTGCTCTGGTTAGATAGGTGGTACTCCAGGTGTCTGTTAAAACATTTTTTTCATTTATATCATATTGTACATTCTTACTAATGTCAAAGAAATCATTTTGTGATACTGTGTTAGCATTTGCAAAGTTACTACGTACCCATGCACCATAAATACAGGGTGCTAAATCATACATACCATTAGTTTTACCCTCTAAAAGTACTTTGGTGTTTTCTTCAAAGTTTTGTGGTATAACGGTAAATCTAGATTGTTTGTAGTTTAATGTGAATGTACTTTTTGTTGTGTATGGTGTTATGGTTCCATATAGTTGGTATTGTCTGAATCTGCTAGGGTCCGCTTCTTTTAAAATGGTTAACATTTGTCCAAGACCACCTAAATCCATAAACACCTGTTTTTGTGTACTATATGGTTTAATTCTTTGGTATAGGTTTAATGCGTCATATTTTGCTAGTTCTACTATACCCCCACCGATTAAAGAATTAGGTGAGACACCAACTTGTCCAGTATATCTAGATACTAACCCACCATTTAGAACTGCTTTTTGTGCTCTATCTAGGATTTCAAACCATATATCTAAGTCTTCAAGACTCGAGTATGGTGTGTCTGTCGGTAACCAATCGTAAAGTGTTATCGGTGTAAAATCTTTATCAACCGCCGTATTTTCAACTGGTGGACTAAAAAAACTAAATTTATAATTTGTTGCTTTTGTATATTCTTCCACAAATGCAACCTCTGGCCATATTTTTTGGTCGTTACCCAAAGTATTGGCGATAACTTCATTTGCACCTGGATAAGTTAAAACTGAATTAGTTGTGGTACAATTACCACCTTTTTCTTCTTCTTCAATTTTATAATATTGTGGCCATGGATATACAATTTGGTTGGTTGCGTTTGAATCGTTTGAAGAAACTGCGACAGCTAGTCTTTGTTCATTTTGTCTTTGTGAAAAAGCTTCTGTATGTACATCATCTAACAATTTTAAAAAAGTGTCAGCTCCCGCTAAAATAATAGCAAAAACATTCCTTATGGTCGGTTTAAATCCTATAGCTTTTTGTAGTCTACCATTAAGTTCTTCACTTAAATTTTCTGCCATAGTTTTTGCTTTGGCGTCAAATATTCGTTTTGTTGTTGTCCATATAAACACAAAACTATCCGTACTACCTTCAAACATAAACCAAGGTGCTTGTTGTGTGGGTAATTGTGTGGTTATACCACCTATTTTTACTGCTTTAGTAATTTTTGAACTTTCAAAAATGTCGTATGTTGGGTCACTGAATCTTGTAGCGACAGCATATTTACCACCGTCTACCTCACTTCTAGCTTTAAATGTAGGGTTTTGTTGTAATAACTTAAAGTATTTTTTTACTATCGCGTTTAAAGCGTTTTTTGCTTCATCAACTAATCCGTCTTGTCTTTCTTTTCTTTTTGTTGGGTCTGTTTCCGCTGTAGCGGCTGACATTCCTTTTAGTGGGTAAGCGTTGGTGACTATGGTCCTACCTGTGTTTGGTGTTGGTGGGTTTGGTTGTCCTTGTAATGGTGGGTATGGGGGTTCGTCTACCGTCACATTACGTCTACCAACACTAGATGTGTCTAGATATTTTCCAACCCAACCTTTTGTACCAGTTACAGCTTCTCTAAACTTTTCCAAAGTTTCTTCGTATTCTAATTTATGTGTTGTACTTTGTAAATTAGCTTTACCAAAGACTTGTGACATGTCATTGTCTATAGATTGTATTTTTTCTATTAACTCTACTATTGTATATTTTTTATCATATAAATTATCACCTATTAACCCTTTTGTGTGATATTCTCTATAAACCTCACCCAATACTTGTCTACCTTTTGTCATTTGTATTGTACCAGTAGATGCGTCTTGTCTAGTTGGGTACATATATGGTGCGGTAACTGCTTCATGCATATTTATGTCTCTTAGCATCGCTATGTGGTTACCTTTAAAGTCACACGTAACTAAGTAATCTCCAGAAGATGGGTCAAAACGAGATACAAATTTTTCTAAAGTTAACTGGTATTGTACAGCTTTCCCATAATAACCTTTAAGGGTTA